AGTCCCAACGAGGCCGAGAGCGATATCTTGCAAAGTATATGCGTTAGTTGGACAATCTGACCATTGTTCATTCAAGTAACCATCCCACCTTTCCAATATCAATTTCATTTCAGACATGGGCAACCTCTACATCGTATACAAGTAGGTCAGCGCATATGGATCTCGAATAAAGCCCTTGCGAATTGAACCCTGCTTGACGGCCTGTGGAACTTCTCCAAGCTCCGTAGAGTCTTCCTTATCCGGGTCAATAAATTCATCATCACTCATCGAAATGATTGCCTCGGTGGCCTCAAAATAAGGACGCTCCTCATCAATAAAGTTTGAAATATTGAGAAGTACCATCTTGCCTGTGCTCATGGTCTCACTTTTGGATTCTTCCATGGTGGCTTCCAGGGCACCATAAAAAGATCCAGCCTGGATTGATTCGGGAATAACGACGCCACGTTTGCGCAGAAAAGTGAACAATCTATTTTGCGCGCCATAAACATAGTCCGACATTATCTCTTTTGGAAAAGCGATTACTTTATTCTGAGTAGTAGACAATACAATGTCCATATCGCCATGATCGAAAATCATAAGATCTCCGCTTAAACTTTTGCGGATATCCATCTCCAGGGTGACTAACTTCTGATTAGCCTTTTCGCCAACTCTAATCGTTATTGCCATCGCTATATATTTCCTTTACTAAGGCTTGCGTCTTAAGTACTGTAAAGAGAACTTCTTCGCTAATATCTTTTTTAGCAAAATCCTCTAAGCGCTCAATAAGCTTATTTGTCTTGGCCAGCATATCGACATCAGTTTTAATCTCTTCCTCTATCGCTGCTTTAGATAATTGTGCCTTGAGGCGGCCGATTTCTTCGTTGAGAAAACATTTTAATTCTAAAGCATTATCAGAAAAAGACGAAATATATCGAACCAATAAATCTTTTTGTTCTTCCAGCAGTTCGCCTTCGTATTTGGTATTAAATTTTTCAACAAACGTTTTAAAAAGAATATTGTCCACATTCACTCCAAGTTCTTTCTGCGAAATATTCTTTGACATTCCGATGATAATTTCATTTTCTAAAATAACTCTATTTTTGGGAGAAGTTTTGGAAGAAAAAATCTGGTCGATTGTTGCCAAGGCTTTATAATTTACTACAAAATTGTTAAACACATCGGAACTCAATTTCTTGTTAATATCATGAATAAGCTCTGTCTGTTGCTTAAAAAGCCCATGAGGATCGATCATGCTATGTTGAATTCTAACTTCTTTGAAAATCTTTTCTGACATATTCTTGCTAAAATTTTGGTTTTCGTACAAAGAACGATAGCAATCTAAATCGCGCCTAAGCAAGCTATCCCCGTGAAAATGCTTTTTAATAATGGAAACAGCTTTATTCTTTCTTCCGTGGTCGTTTTTCAATATGGCGACGGTTGCCTCTCTCACAAGGGCCTCGTATACAAAGGCTGTATTCCTTTTTTTATTGTGCTTTATTCTCATTCTTTTGCTCCAATAACCCGTTATCTTTATTCTCTAAATCTTCCAATAGCGCGCGGACAGATTGGCTAACTTCAAATAGTTTGTCCTCTTCTGTTTTTTCCCTCAATCTATAAATAGATTGCTCGTCCTCATAAATACCAACATTCGCCCCAATTGGTTTTGCGAGGTTGCCGATATCGGCGGCGCCCGGGAAGACATTACGAATACCAGAACTATCCCTTTGTCCTGCTTTGGCTTTCAGAGAGCGCGAGCGGGGGCCCGTACCAGATCGTTTATCATTTCGACCATTCTTGGCCAGATATGTTCCCTTTCGGTACTTGCGCATATCGCGACTACCAGGGGGCACCGCTAAAAGAGAAGACTCTCCTTCGGCGCCGGCTTCGGGTGCCGCTTCGCCTCCCAAAGCAGCAGCCGCTTCGCCGCCGGCTTCTTCTGCCGGTATTTCCAGCGGTCCTCCACCAAGTTCTCCACCAAGTTCTCCACCNAGTTCTCCACCNAGTNCTCCACCACCCAATGNGGCGCCGGCGCCCATAGCCGCTGCAGCTTCCGCTACGGCCTGAAGGGCTGCATCATGTTTGCGGTCATAATACATTTCGCGCTGATTGCGCTGGAATTCTTCGTGAGACATTCCAAAGACGTTCTCAGTAACCCAACGACGCGAGAAATAGCCTTCGGTTGCGGACGCAGCAATATCAAACTTCTGCTTCCAATGTTCTAACTCTTGAAGCTCGGCGATCTTCGACGGATTATTGAGAGCTAAACTAAAGCTCAACAAATCATCACCTCTAAAGCCAAGCGTATAAAGATGAATAATGCCGATCTTTGTAAGCTCTGCGATGATAACGCGCTGAAGTCTTTGTACTGTTCTCGCGAACCGAATGTCTTTCTGCGCGAGAGTTGTCTTGTCTTCTGCGGCTTCTTCTCCCATAGAAAGATATGCGGCAGGAATCTTAAGAGCCGAGAATAGCTTATCGCGAAGATATTTAATATCATCAATAGCTGTGATATTTTGGGCTCCGACTAACGATTGAATATCCGTAACAGATCCAGCGCGAACGGGAATAAAATAATCCTCTTCGATGCTCATTGGATTATAGCGTAGGTCTACACGGCCAGTTGATGGATCAACTACAGAATGCCGCTTGAGTTGCGTCACAACCTTCTGCATGTATTGCTCGACATCTTGCGGCGGAATCGCGCCGACGTCAATCTTAAACACCCGGCGCTCCGAAGAACGAACAACACGGTAAGCCATCATTGCATCTTCCATCAATGTGAGTTGGCGCCAAATGCGTCGTGCGGGCTCCAAAATGGAAGTTCCATAGGGCGCATACTTGTCATTGCCCAAAACACGGAAATGGCACAACTGCCAATTCTCGAATGTCATTCCGGCAGAATTCCATTGATATTGAACATAATTGGGGTTTGTGGAATCTTTTCCTTCAAGTCTTTCAATCTCCTGTGGGGGGATTGCGATGACAGACTTTACGCCGTACTTGTCATCAATATCCAAATACAGAAAGAAATCTCCATACTTACACATGGTTCGCCCCCATCCAAATAAGTTATACTGAACGTTCAGAACCTGATCAAACAAAATTGTGAGAACTGCTTTAATCTCCTCGTTGGAGCATCTTACGTTTAGCATCGGACGAAGATCCGAATGAGTAGTCATCTCGTCGGCATAGATATCTAATGTAGAAGCAATCTCCGGAGTATACTCCATCTGATCAAAATCGACATATCGTTCAGTTCTGCGCTGATTTGAAATTGCATCTGTGGCTATTACATCTAGCGGATTATAAAGAGACTTCTTAAACTGTTGTCCCGACGCTGATTTAAACCTAGAAGCAAACTTGTCTAAATGTTGTCTTCTAATTCTCCGACCGGATTGTGATCTGTAATTGATGATGGGACCGGAAAACAACCGAGTCAGCGCCTTATAAAGCTGTGACTGGCTGTTCGCTGGGTTCTTTCCGTTTCGTCTATTGGGGGGCATTTATTTTCTCACTTTATAATCCATTTAAATTGTTCGTACATTTTTTCCGCTTCGCCTTTTTGATCAAGAATATTATCCTGTCGATAGCCATGCTGTCCTTTGATCTGAGTGCTGATCGTTGTTGTCGAAGTAATAATTGAATCTGCAAAAGCTTTCTGATAGTTCAAATCTCGCGCATTTGCTTGAAGCGCCGTGTCGCGTACCCAACATGCAATTGCCAGGGCCATGACCAAATCGTCATGGTAACCCCTCATTGCTTGTGGTTTTCCATTTTTCCAAATAAAAGTTTTCATTTCATTAACGGTACGAGTTGAATATAATTTAATTAGTTTGTTTCTTATAAACTCTTCCAATTTCGCGATTATAAGGGGACGAGTCTTCATGCTCGTAGAAAAGCCTGGGACTGAAGATGTTCCAATTTCAGCTTGACGCTGCTCAATATATTCATGTGTTGACTTAACCGAAAAATATAAATTAGGATATGCATATTCTATCAGTTTATCAAGAACTGTGTAGCCAATATTGTTGTTTTCGACCACCAACATGCAACCGCCAAACTCTCGACCGGTTTGATTCAGTATATTGGCAAACATATCGGGGCTTGGCTTTCCTTGATATTCTCCAACGCATTCCAAAGTCTCTAGTTTGATGATATGAAATGTAGAAAAGTCCTGGCCGTCGCCGCGAGCAACATCCGCCACCATTAAATAAGTGCAACTGGGATCATATTCTTCCCAAATCCAGAAGTTGCGGTCGAAACCGGTGCGATATTTGGGCTCTTTAACACAAGACAGAAGCCAACGCATATCATCTCCATCAATTACAGTTTCTCCGGATGTATTGAAATTGCATTCTAACTCCTGGGCGATTTGACGCTTAGACATGTTCCTAGTTTCTTTCTTATACCATTCTTTATCGCGATCTGGGTGTACATCCCACATCAAAGTGGTTAAATTAAAGTTATTTGCTCCCGCTTCGGCATCTGCGCATGCCTTATGAAACCAATTTCCCACCCCATTAGGAGTAGAAAGCGCGATACAGCGACCACCGGTTGATAGTGTTGGATATAGTCCAGTCCACAATTCATCTAAACCTTCGATGTGTGCGGCCTCATCCAGAACCAAAAGCGACAGTGCCTCCGAACGACCAGCATCGCCGGAAGTAGAGGCGGCTTTAATCGAAGAGCCGTTGGAAAGAATAAAAGAAGTTCTGTTATCAATATCAATACTTGCGATACGGATCCAGTCAGGAAGGTTTTTCATAATCTTCTTAACCTTTCCAACTAAGTTTCCAGCAGTAGCAAACTTGGTTGCCATAACAAGCACAGCCTTGTCGCGATGAAAAAGCATCATCCAAACAATATAGCCGGCGGTAATCGTAGAGATACCAAGCTGGCGAGCTTTGAGGATTACATTAAAACGATAGTCATTGAAATCTGTGAGTAACTCATCTTGGAAATCATAAGTATTAAAAAGAATAAGCCCGTGCATCGGGTGTGATATACGGGCATACGTCTTCAAGAAGTAAGCTGGATCCTTACCGCACTTTAATATTTCCCTTACTCTTTGTTTCTTGTCTAATTGAAAAGTCATTCATTTTTGTTAGTGGTTTTATCTAATTGAAAATTTATGCATTCTATTTAGATCTAGCTTTTGCGGTATAGTGTGCAATGAGCGCCTTGTAGATTTTTAACTGCAAGTTCGTCGTGCCCGCCGCGGCGGCGGCCGCGGCGGCGAGATCGAGAAGTTCTTCAAGCACCTTGCCGGAGTAGCCCGCCTCCATGAGCGCGGTGCGGAGTTTTTGGAGGAGAGAAGCTCCTGGGCCCGGTAACATCGTTTCTAGGTCGGCTGGGTTTACGACTTGACCTTGCGTTACGCCGGCAATTTCCTTATTAACTTCGGTCTTCTCCTCCATAAAGTAACGAGGATCAAATCGCCTTGTATTCTTTCTTTTCATGATTGCGGTCCTTTATCTTTCTTGCGGTCGTCATTGTCGGGGCGCTTGCCGCCTTTGCCATTCCAGCCGCCTTGTTCAAGGAATGTCTTCCAACCTGCTTCCAAGCGTTCCCTCGAAGGCGCTTCAACCTGCATCGCATCATCGAGGCCGCCAACCTTATAATGCATCTTAGCCACAACCCAACTGCGAACGCGTGATGCGTTTTCAACGCGCACATCAATCTCGCCGTCCTTGGTAAGCGTCACAGCGTCACCGGTAATGCGCTTGTATTCCTTTTTTAGCCATTTAGAGATGTCAGCAATCCTCTGCTCCATCTCAGTTTCGAAGCCGGAAGCATAAACTTCCTTAAGCTGAATTTCAGATTGATACGAGAGAATCATTCTATTGCCATAAAAACGTACGTTAAAGCCATCCATCACACGCTGATCAATGAGCATATTTCCCTCTTCTCTGCGAAGGGCGGCGGTGCTTATCGGCTCATAATCTTCGCCCAAAGCGCCATCATATGCGTTTGCGGCTGCTTGGGACAGACCTTTAACGATTTCATAAACTGTTGCCATTTGTAAATTCCTCTTTCTTTTAATTATTGGGCCGCCAACCTTTTAGCCATCTTTCTTCTCTATTTTCGACATATTTAACATAGCATTTATTGCAGCAGTCAAATTTTATCAGACAAACATCATCCATAGATCTTCTAGGGAAAGAACCACAGACCGGGCAACTCCTTAAAGACTCTCTATTAAGTAGTTTTTTTGAAACCTTAATACCATTAATGTCGATTTTCTCTGTCAAGCCCTCATTGGTTCGCATCTTGGAATACATTTCTTTCATCTGGAAAAGATATTCCTTCTCCTTTTCTTCATCCCAATTCGATCTAGGATTTTGTACTGCTTCCTTACCATATTTCTCTGCAATGGCTTTCTCGATGGCCGCAATCTCATCTAATTTTTTAGTGCTCATGGAATTCCCTATAAGCTCCATACGTTACAGCAACTCCCACAACAAGACCGCCGGCGGCCCACCACCAATTATTGCGCGGCGCTTGTTTTAGTAAAGATTCTTGCAATTGGGCGATTTCCATATCTTTCTGTTCGATCGTTAAATTATGTTCTTCAAGTAAAGCATCATATTTGATATTAAGGTTTGTTCTCTCTAATTCGAATTCAGCTTCCTTTTTTTCCATTTCGTGTTTTAATCTCAAATCACATTCGACGGTTGCAAAGTTTTTGGCCGTGAGGATTTCAGCGGTTGCAATAGGATCGAACAGAACGCCCTCGAAAGGCGCTTCTTCGTTTTCCCCCAAAATAGTGAACTGGCCGGCATCTTCTGCATGCGCCTCAATACTAAACAGTAATAGCATATTAAGGAACATATGTGAATCCGTAAACGTCTTTAATATCTTCAATTAGCTTTTCCCTATTTCCGGAAAAATCTTCTACATGCTGACGCCGATTGTCTCCTCTCTGTCGCTCAAGCTCAAGCTGTGATTCTAAAAATACTCTTTCTAATTCCGCCAATTTATCTTTGTAATCAGATAAAGCTTCTTCTCTGCGTTCAATCTCTTTTTGATGAGTACTCTTCAATCCCTCTATTTGCATTTCGAGCGATTCTTGAGATACCTCATACGCCGCTTCTAGCTGCTTATAATCATACCGAAACTTTCCAATGACAAGCACAACCAGGGCGCCCAACAAAATCTCTTTCCAGTGCTTTAACGCGAATCGAGCGAATCGAAGTACTACTTCGCTAGTCATTATGTCCCCGCAATCTAGCGATAGAATCAATTACTGTTTGACCCCCAATATAGATCGCGGAAATAATAACCCAATCATCACTGCTAACATGTCCTGTAAATGCAAGCCCTGTGGCTGTGCCCCACACCAATAACTTTCGGGATGTGAGTTTCGACAGCCAACTGTCTATAAATGCTTTCGATTGTTTCATCACTTTTTACCTCTCTTTTTCTTTTTCATTGGCCCGCGACACATTTCGCTGGCCTCTTTCTTTGACAGCCCCTTCTTTCTCTCTTTTGCCGGCTGACGCTCTTGTGCGCAAGCCC